CCTATCAATACAGGAAACTTTTACAAGATTGATTTGCCAGACGAACACATCGACAAGATGTTGGATTGGGATAAGCCTTTGAGCCAACAACCTGCTGCTGTGCAAAAAGAATTAGACAGTTACGACCCGAATTGGCTTGGAGATAAGACAAAACAAACTGGTGCTGATTTCTACAAACGTATTGTCAAAATGTATGGAGATGATGCAGCAGCAGCTTCAAAGTCATTGGCTGATTCTGATATTGTTGGTATCAAATACTTGGATGAACAAAGCCGCAATGCTCCGACAAAGTATCATGTAGGTTCACCAGCAAAAGGATTTGGTGATTACAGTCAGTTTGACAACAAGCTAGACGCATTGAATCAATTGAGCGTATTAAAGAACTTTGGCCTGCATGATGCAGAGCTTAAAGAGCAAGTAGCACCACAGACAAGAAACTTTGTTGTCTTCCCAGGCAATGAGGACATTCTTAAAATTCAAGACGTTAACGGAAACCCTATACAGCAATGACTACTGAAAAACGAGCAGTTGGTCGGCCTACACTTTTTAAAGAAGAGTTTGCAGACGACCTAATTAAATTCTTTGACATTCAGCCTTATAAAGAAGTTATTGAGGCTGACGGTAAGGGAGGGGAACGCACTCGGATGTTGCCGAATAAGTTTCCTACTCTTGCTCGATTTGCTTGCAATTGTGGTGTCACAAGAGAGACATTACACGATTGGGCTACTGCTAAAAATGCTGATGGTGAATTAAAACATCCGAGTTTTTCTTACGCATATAAAAGAGCTAAGGAATATCAGGAATCATTATTGGTAGAAGGCACTATGAATGGGGCATATAACGCTCCATTTGCAATCTTTAGTGCTAAGAATATCCTCGGCTGGAAAGATAAGCACGAGCAAGAAGTTACTGGTGCTAATTCTGGCCCTCTTGTTATTAGTCTGAATAACTTAGACGAATCAGCGTGAAGCTCCATGCAAAACAAATCGAGGCTCAAAAGCTACTGAGCAGCGATGTTACCTATGCCATGCTATTTGGCGGGTCAAGGTCAGGTAAGACATTCCTACTGGTGCGCCAGATCATCTTGAGGGCATTAAAGGCTCCAGGCTCAAGGCATACCATACTGCGCTTCAGGTTTAACCATGTGGTGAACTCAATTGTTTACGATACTTTTCCCAAGGTGATGAAGCTGGCCTTCCCTGGTGTGGAATACAAGCTGGACAAAACGCACTGGTATGCCAAGTTCCAGAATGAATCTGAGATTTGGTTTGGCGGCTTGGATGATAAAGACCGCACTGAAAAGATTTTAGGGATGGAGTTCGCTACTATTTATTTGAACGAATCCAGCCAGATTTCATGGGGGCCAGTTGGGATTGCCATGACTCGTTTAGCTCAAAAGGTTAATCAAGTCATTGAGGGCAAAGAGCCTACATTGCTCAAGCCTCGGATGTATTTTGACTGTAACCCACCAAATAAAAACCACTGGACGTATCAGCTATTCATTCTTAGGCGTGACCCTGACACCAAGATTAACTTGGCTAACCCTGAGAATTACGGCTATTTTCAGATTAACCCGAGGGACAATCAGGAAAACTTATCAGACGGTTATCTTGACACATTAGAGAATTTGAGCGCAAGATTGCGTAGACGGTTCTTGGAAGGCGAGTTTACAGACGCTAACCCTAACCAGCTATTCCCTGATGAGGCTATTGATAGATGGAGGGCTGACAATGGTGACCTGCCTGATTTTGTTCGTGTTGTTGTTGGTGTTGACCCGTCTGGAGCAGGGGATAGCGATAACGCTGATAACGATGCAATTGGTATCGTGGTTGGCGCTCTTGGCGTTGACGGTAACGCTTATTTATTAGAAGACTGCACTGTAAAGGCTGGCCCTGCAACGTGGGGTAATGTCGCTGTGTCAGCTTATGACCGACATAAGGCTGATGTGCTGGTCGCTGAAACCAATTATGGCGGTGCAATGGTTGAAGGCGTTATTCAGGCTTCACGGTCTAAAACAAACTTTAAAGCTGTTTCGGCAAGCCGTGGCAAAGTAATTCGGGCTGAACCGTTTGCATCTTTATACGAGGCGGGTAAAATTAGACACGCAGGTCGATTTGTTGAACTTGAAGACGAATTAAGCGGATTTTCTACGATTGGATTCACTGGAAGTCGCTCTCCGAACCGAGCAGACGCTTGGATTTGGGTTTTAACTGAGCTTTTTCCTGGAATGTTGCGTCAAAAAGTAGAAAAAAAGAAGTTAGAGACAAAACGACCCCAAAACTGGAATAACTCCCGAGCAGGGTATTGGATGTAAATATGGCTGATAAAGATTCTGACGTAGTAGCAAGAGCGCAACGCAACTTTAAGGCTTGCCTTGATTGGGAGCAGGACACTAAGCAGCGTTTTCGTGAGGACATTCGCTTCTTATACGCTGACTCAGACAACCAAGATCAATGGGAGCCAGCGGTAAAAGCTCGTAGACGGTTGAACACTCAGCCGATGATTACGATCAATAAGACGCATACACACTGGTTGCACGTTGTCAATCAACTGAAGGCCAACAAGCCAAGCGTGACCATCCATCCGACAGGTAATGAGGCCACTTATGAGGCCGCAGAAGTCTTTGAGGGCATTGTTCGTCATATCGAATACATCTCAAACGCTAAAGTCGCTTACGACATTGCTGCTGAAACGCAGGTTGGCGGCGGTATTGGCTACTGGACTGTCTCGACTGCTTACGCCAATGACGAATCATTCGATCAGGAAATTTTCATTAAGGAAGTGCCTGACCCAATGAGTGTTTATCTTGACCCGCATATCAAGAAGCGTGATGGGTCTGACGCTAAGTTTGGCTTTATCTATGAGGATATGCCTCTTGAAGAATTCAAGCAACGCTTCCCCAATACGCTGATTCCGATGGTTAGCCCTCAAGGTAATCAATCTTGGGTGACTAAAGACGTTGTCCGGCTCGCTACCTACTACGAGCTGGAGATGAAGAAAGAATGGCTCTATGCCCTGACTGATGCCGATGGAGGCACTAAGTTTGTCAAGCAGTCAGACATGAGCAAAGAAGAAGTCAAGATGCTCAATGAAGCTATCCGCATGGGTGCTGACATTGACCGCCGCCGTATTGACAAGCGTGTTATCTATAAATACCTGATTGGCGGCAATGAAGTGCTTGAAAAGGGTGTTTGGGCTGGCAAATATATTCCTATTGTGCGTGTCCCAGGTGAAGAAGTTGTTATCGAAGGCAAGTTAGACCGTAAGGGTCTGGTTCGCTACATGAAAGACGCTCAACGAGCCTACAACTACAACGCCTCTGCTGCTTTGGAATACGGTGCGCTTCAATCTAAGTCGCCTTACCTTGCCCCTGTGGAAGCCATTGAAGGCTTAGAGAATTATTGGGCAACGGCTAACACCGAGAATCACGCTTATCTGCCTTACAACCATGCGGATGAATCTGGCAATCCTGTGCCAGCGCCAGCTAGAGCGCCTGCACCTATGTCGGCTCCTGTTTATCAGGAAGGCATGATGACCGCCGCTCAAGAGTTGATGATGACCTCGGGGCAGTATGACCAGACATTCGGCGCTCAAAGCCAAGAGTTGTCGGGCGTTGCTATTGGCAAGCGTGTGGATCAAGGTGATCGGGTTACTTTCCACTTCCAAGATGCTCAGAATATGGCTATCCAGTTCACAGGCAAAATCTTGGTGGACTTGATTCCCAAAATTTACGACACCAAGCGGATTATTAACATCTTGGCTGAGGATGGAACTGAGCAAAAGATTCAGATCGACCCTGAGTTGAAAGCCGCCATGAAGCAGAATGAGGATAAAGAAGAAGGCATTGTTGAAACGATCTTTAATCCTAATGTTGGCACTTACGATGTTGTTGCCGAATCTGGCCCGAACTATGACACTCGCCGCCAAGAGGCTTTCCAAGCTATGACCCAATTGCTAGGCTCAAATCCTGAACTAGCACAGGTTATCGGTGATATTTACATGGGAACTGCTGATTTTCCAAGCTCAGACAAGCTCCAAGAGCGTATGCGGAACTGGATTCCTGCTAACATCTTGGGAACTGGCCCGACTCCTGCCGAGCTGCAAATGCAGCAACAACTGCAAGAAGCTCAAGCAGTTATCCAACAACTTAGCCAAGAGTTGCAAGATAAGAAAATCGGTCAGACGATGGAGAAACAACGCTTAGATATGGACGCATTGAACCACTTAGCTTTGCGTCTGGAGAACGAGCGAGAAGATTTGATTAACGCTTTCAAGGCAGAAACCGAGCGCCTGAAGTTGTTAATCAAAGATGTGTCGCCTCAACAGTTGACAGGTATTACTGACAAGATGGTGAGCGAGATTGAACAGTCTCGTAACCCTGGCAGAGATGTAAGCCCTGACTATGTTGACCCGTCACAGGTGTTAGCAGCGGAAATCCCCACAATAACTCAATGAGGAAAAAATGAGCGAACTAATCGAAGC